GTAATTGATGGATCAGCAAGCGTCACGATCAACTCAGGTGCGGTACTGGGGATTACCTCTGGCACTGCTGTTGCCTCTACATCAGGTACAAGCATTGACTTCACAGGTATCCCTAGTTGGGTGAAGCGCATTACTATAAATTTTAGTGGCGTGTCAACAAACGGAACAAATATTCCATTGCTACAAATTGGTGATTCTGGCGGTGTAGAAACAAGCGGATATTTAGGGTCTGGTTCTTCTGTTTTTAATGGAAGCACGACTTCAGCAGTTTTACAAACCACTGGTTTTGGTATTGGTGGCGGTATGGGTGCTACTGTTATTTTTCATGGCGCTATTCAAATTACTTTACTTGATGCAACAGCAAATACTTGGTGTGCAAACGGTGTTTTAGGTAGAAGTGATGCTGCTTGTGCATTTAATTGCGGTGGGGCTAAATCGCTTTCTGCTACTCTCGACAGAGTACGCATAACTACTGTAGGCGGCACTGATACCTTTGATGCTGGAACGATCAACATTCTTTATGAAGGCTAAACCATGACACACAGAATCGTAGTAAATGTAGAGACAGGCGTGACCACACAAGTGGAATACACCGCTGAAGAACAAGCAGCACATGATGCGGCAGTAGCGGCACAGGTAGCGGCTGAAGCAGCAGCGGCTGCCGAAGCGCAAGCACTTGCAGATGCTGAAGCAGCGGCGGCAGCACCTACCGAGCCAGCGCCTACTGAGGCCGCATCATGACACCAGTAGAGGCCAGACTCGACACGCACGAACAGATTTGCGAGTTTCGATATGAGAGCATCAACGCTCGACTCAAGCGCATTGAGCAGATATTGATCGGCTCATGCGCTGCCATCATTGGTATGCTGCTGACGCTTGTTCTAAAGCTCTAGGGGCTATAAATTGATCCGATCAGCATCTGTCTGCTTGCGGCTGGATTGGTTAAGAACATCCAAGCTGGATGTGACCTATACAAGCAGGCCAAGGAATCCTTTGTTGAGATCAAAGCCACTGCTGATGAAGTCATCGCAATTGGCAAAGAGGTTCATGGTTTTTGGAATCAGCTGCTTGCGTTCTTTGGCAGCAAACCAAAGCCAGCCGCCAGCGCAAAGCCTTTGGCGAAAAAGAAGCAAGCCTATGTCGCAGTTGACGAGACTCAGGTCAAGATCGACATTGTCAGAAACCTGACCGAGTTTTTTAAGCTACAAGAACAACTGGCCGCGCACATCAGGGAGGAAGAAGAGAAAAGCCAAACTGTCTATGACCCTGATCAAAACCTCATGGAAGCTGCTTTGAAGCGTGTGATGGCGCAGCAAGAGATGGACAGGCTGGTGATTCAAATCCGAGAGACTATGGTGTATCAGTCACCGCCAGAGATGGGTGCACTGTACTCAGAGGTCTTCAAGATGCGCGAGGTCATCTCAGAGGAACAGGAAAAAGCTAGACTCAAGGAGGAAGCGAAGAAGCGAGAAGCAGCATGGCAACTCAGGCAAGAGGAAAGAAACCTGCAAGCAAAGCTGGCAGCAGTGGTAGCGACTTTTATATTCCTCCTCTACCTGTGGCTGTGGCTGTGGTTCGTAAGTCACTGGGGGAAGAGATGATCGGATGGATTGCGGCTTGCGTACTCATTGCCCTGCTATTGCCTTTGATGGGAATACTGTATTTGGATGTGCTGGAAGTGAAGAACGATTCCAAGCAGCAGATCGAAAAAGTGGAAAAATTGCGTAGAGAGATTGAGCAAAAGGAAAGGAAAAAAGATGAGTAAGCAACTGGAAAAAGATTCTGAATTCAACAAATTTGATACCGACCATGATGGTGTAGTGACTGATGCTGAACTTGCGCGATCAGAGCGCATGATCACCATTGAGAACATGGACAAGATGGCTGACCAGCAACGCATCATGGCGTGGGCTGCCTTGGTGTTTCCTCCTGCCATCATTGCGTACATGGCTTCCGAACTGGTGACGCTGGAGAAGGTCAATGCTCTGAACGGTTTGGCTACCACCTACTGCGCCGCCATGGGAACGATTGTGGTGGCATTCATGGCGGCACAGGCGTATGTCAGGGGCAAGGCTGAGACATGAGCATCTTTAACCCTTGGGTGATTCTTGGCTTTGTGCTGGCCATGGGCACTGCTTTCAGCGGTGGATACTACAAGGGTAAAGATTCTGAGTACCAGCGCCAGCAGCTTGAGATTGCCGCACTCAACGCCAAGGCGCGGGAGACTGAGCAAGCGATGGCGCAGGTGGCGCAGACTTATGGCGAGCAATTACGAAAGGCGAACAATGTTGCAAAGGCTAAAGAAAATCAGTTGCGTACTGCTCTTAACGATGGCAGCCTCAGGCTGCGGATTCCTGTCAAAGCGCCCACCTGCCCAAGCCTTTCAGTGCCCGAAACCGCCACCGTTGCCAGCGGAAGTGACAGCGGAACAGCATCAGCCGAACTTGACAGACAGGCTGCTGATGCTCTTATCGCCATCGCATCCGAAGGAGATGCCGCCATCAGGAAACTGAACACTTGTCTTGAAGCCTACGAAACCATGAGGAACACCAAATGAATCTATCAGCCAATTTCAGCTTGCATGAACTCAGCAAATCAGAAACAGCCCTACGCATGGGCTTTGACAACACGCCAGACGAGACAGCGACAGAGAATCTGCGACTGCTTTGCGAGAAGGTATTGCAGCCAGTGCGTGATCATTACGGCAAAGGCGTGAAGGTGAATTCTGCTTACCGTTCACCAGAGTCAAATGCGGCTGTTGGCGGTTCTAAAACATCAGACCATTGCAAGGGTATGGCGGCAGACATTGAGATACCAGGTGTGGCCAACGCTGACCTCGCACAGTGGATCATGGACAACTTGGAATACACGCAGTTGATCTTGGAGTTTTACACGCCAGGCATTCCCGACAGCGGCTGGGTTCATGTGTCCTATGACCCGAACAACCTGAAAAAGCAAGAACTCACCGCCACCAAGGTTGCGGGTAAGACTACCTATTTGCCTGGCTTGGTGGCATAACCAATGGCACTCAACCTTGATCAGCAGATCACACCACCAGCGCCACCCAACCTTGGTGCGCCTGATGTTGCCTACGATCAGGGTTTCTTCACGCAATCCTTTGGCGGCTTGAATACCTACTTTGCCAAGCTCACAGCCTTGTTTTCAGCGTTGTTTGGTAGGCGTGGTGGCAAGTGGATCAACTCGCCTTATGGCGCGTTTCAGGACTCCACAGACCAGACTGCGGCCAACACCACCACAGCCTACGCCGTCACATTTGACACCACAGACTTCAGCAATGGCGTTACCTTGTCAAATTCATCAAGGCTCAATGTGGCGCAAGCTGGTATCTACAACTTGCAATTCAGCATCCAATTCAAGAACACTACCAATGATGGCCAAGATGTTGATGTGTGGTTTAAGAAGAACGGCACAAACATTGCCAATTCAAACAGTAGGTTTCACATCTCAGCAAGAAAATCTTCTGGCGACCCATCTCACTTGATTGCCGCAATGAATTTCTTTGTCAGTTTGGTGGCAAATGACTATGTCGAGATCATGTGGCGGCCAACAGATATTGGTGTCAGTCTTGAGCACTTTGCCGCCAGTAGTACGCCTGACCGACCAGCCGTACCGTCAGCCATTGCCACTCTCACATTCGTGTCCAATCTGTCAGTAGAAACCGCATAATTCAGCCATGGCACTCATACCTCTCAAAATCCCTCCAGGCGTGTACCGTAATGGCACAGAGTATCAGTCTGCTGGCCGCTGGTATGACGCAAACCTTGTGCGCTGGTACGAAAACACGCTCAGACCGATTGGCGGCTGGCGCAAGAAGTCAACCACCGCACTGACAGGCAAGTGTCGAGGCATCTTGACTTGGAAAACAAATTCAGGTGCGCGGTACATTGCCGCTGGCACACAGTCCAAGCTCTACGCCATGGACGAGAACAATGTGATCAAAGAGATCACGCCAACAGGCATCGCCTCTGGACGCGCTGATGCCGTCAGCGGCACAGGCTATGGGTACAACACCTATGGATCATTTGCTTACGGCGTGGCGCGTCCTGACGCTGGCGCAGTAGCACCTGCCACCACATGGAGTTTGGATACTTGGGGTGAATATCTGGTGGCTTGTTCCGATACTGATGGCAAGCTCTACGAATGGCAGTTGGGATTTGCAACGCCAACCTTGGCGGTGGCCATCACCAACGCGCCAACAGGTTGCGCTGCCTTACTGTCTACTGCCGAGCGATTCCTGTTTGCTTTGGGCGCGTCCAGCAATCCGCGTTTGGTGAAATGGTCAGATCAAGAGGACAACACGACATGGACGGCGGCAGCCACCAATCAGGCGGGTGACTTTGAGCTGAACACGGTTGGGTCACTCAAGTGCGGCAAGCGCGTGAGAGGCATCAATCTGCTGTTTACTGATGTCGATGTCCACACCGCCACCTATGTCGGCCTGCCCTATGTGTATCAGTTTGAGCGTGCTGGTTCAGGCTGTGGCGTGATATCGAGTCAAGCCGTGGCCGCCATCGACTCTGCCGCCATCTGGATGTCTCGGTCAGGTTTTTGGATATTTGACGGTTATGTCAAGCCATTGCCTTGCGATGTGTCTGACTATGTGTTCACGAACATGAACTACAACCAAGCCAGCAAAGTCTATGCTGTACACAACAGCAAGTATGGTGAAGTCTGGTGGTTCTACCCATCAAGCTCAAGCAATGAAGTTGACTCCTATGTCACCTACAACTACCGCGAAGGCCATTGGAACATTGGCACTTTGGGGCGCACTGCTGGCGTAGACCGTGGCGTGTACCTCAACCCCATCATGGTGGACGCAGATGGCTACATCTATGAGCATGAAGTTGGCTACAACTACGACTCTGGAACGGTCTATGCCGAGTCTGGACCATACGAGATTGGCGTGGGAGAGAACATCATGTCGGTGCGTCAGGTGATACCTGATGAGATGACGCTGGGCGAGGTGCAGATCAGTTTCAAGTCTCGGATGTATCCGACATCAGTGGAAACGACACACGGCCCGTATTCAGCGTCACAGCCCACAGATGCGCGGTTCTCTGGCCGTCAGGTCAAGATTCGCTACACAGGTGCTGTGCTGGACGATTGGCGCGTTGGCGTGACCAGAGTTGACGCTATCGCGGCAGGCAAGCGTTGAGTGACGAGGAAGAGTTTGAGAGACTGCGCCATCATGTGGTGGCGGCACTAGAATACTCTGGAGGCAGTCACGCAGTTGAGGATATTGCTGATGGCATCAGGCGGGGGCATTTTCAGCTCTGGCCAGGTGCAAATTCAGTGATAGTCACTGAGATCATTGTCTACCCGCAGCTAAAGGATTTGCACTTCTTCCTTGCTGGCGGCGACCTAGATGAACTCCGATTGATGCAACCTTTGATCGAATCGTGGGGGAAGAGTGAAGGTTGCAGCCGTGTGTCTCTCGCTGGCCGTAAGGGTTGGGAGAGGACATTTTTAAGGGACAGGGGATACGAGCCGAAGTGGTTCGTAATGTGCAAAGACTTGTGAGGTGACTTATGTCTAAGGGTGGAAAACCACAAACGCAAACAACTGAGATCAATCCATACGCAATGCAAGCGTATAGGCAGAATTTAGAAAATGCACGCGCTACTGCCGCAGGTCTTGGTCCACAGCAATTCGCAGGATTCGATCCGCGTTATGAGGCTGGCGAAAAAGCACTCTACGAAGCCAGCATGAAGCCCTTTGGCGCTGAAGACATTGCGGCTTTCCAAAACCCATACGAGTCTCAAGTTGTTCAGCAATCATTGCAAGACATTGAGCGTTCACGCCAGATGGCGGCTTTGCAAGATGCAAACAGAGCAACTGCCGCCAAAGCCTTTGGTGGATCACGCTATGGCGTGCAGTCAGCTTTGACCAACGAAGCCGCGTTGCAAGAGGCCGCACGCACTGCTGGTCAGTTGCGTTCCGCTGGCTTTGGCCAAGCTGCACGATTGGCTCAAGAAGCGCGTGAGATGAATATGCGTGGCTATCAAAACGCCATGAATCTTGGATTGACTCGCCAACAGTTTGCACAGTTGGGGTTGGATGCACAGCGCAATCTGCCATTGCAGCGTCTTGCAATTGAGCAGGCTGCAATGAGCGCACAACCCGCCAATCTTGGATCAAAATCAAGTCAGCCGACAAGTAAGAATGTGCTATCTGGCGCACTTGGAGGTGCTGCGGCTGGCGCACAGTTTGGGCCATGGGGTGCTCTTGCTGGTGGCGTTCTTGGAGCATTTGGATGAACTACTTAACGAACTTATTTGGTAGCGGCAATGCCGCAGGCGGTATGCGTATGCCGCCAATGGGTCAAGGCATGGACTTATATGGCGGTCAACCAAGCTCAAATCTTGGTATGACGATGCCAAGAAATACCTACGCCAGTGCTGATACTGGCACAGGCATCATGCCACCATCATCGTTTGGTCAGATGCCTGCTGGCGGCATGAATATGCAAACTGCACTTAGCGCAATGCAAGCCTTGGGTGGGCTTATGGGCAATCAACAGCAACAACCACAAATGAAGCCAGTAGAGTTACCCATGGGCAGCAATCAAAGCTATGAAGACCTGCTCAAGATGTATGGTGTGCGTGCTGGCGGCTTACTTGGATGAGGTGATATATGACCGATGAAGAATTCAAACAGATGTTGGCTCAGAATTATGCCGAGCCAAAAAGAATCAGAGAGCTTGCAAATCCAGCAGCAGTGCCTTATTCCGACTTCCAAGTACCCACATCAAATGTTGCACCGCCATCATTTGCATCAAACCTTGGCGGCTTACTGTTTGGCGGGGCTGACTCAGGACTGAGCGAGTACCTGACAAGGGATCAGCAAAAACAAATGCAGTCTCAGGCACTGATGAGTGCCGCCATGTCGCTGCTGAAAAACAGTGGCTACACAACGCAACCTATTTCACTTGGCCAAGCACTCGGCAGCGCGTATGAGGCTGGCACTGCTGGCTACCAAGGCGCACAGAAGAATGCCATCGAGCAGATGCTGACTAAGCAGAAGTTGGATGAGTACAAGCGTCAAGTGGCTGATGAGGAAGCATATCGAAATATGTTCACTCAAATGCCAACTGCTGGCGCACCAATGACACCAACACAAGCATTGTCTGTTGGCGGTGGACAAGCCGGTCCTACACCGCAACGCGCTGCAATGATTGGTATGCCAACACCTGCTGGTGTGTCAGCGGCTGGCGGTATGCCTGCTTTGACGCAAGTGCAAATGGACATCTTGCGGCGTATGCCTGCCAAAGAGGGCAGAGCAGAACTCTTGAAGCTGATGCAACCGCCAGCACCATCAGAAAAAACAAAATTGTTAAATGAGTTGGGATTAAAGCCAACGCTTGAGAATTTGCGTTTGCTGGATAAACCTGAAGCTGATCCAGAAAAAATTCAATATTTGAAGGCATTGAATATGCCTATCACTCTTGATAATTTGCGCCAGTTGGACAAGCCAGAGGCTTTGCCAAGTGAAATTCAAATTCTCAAAGCCACAAATATGCCAATAACATTTCAAAATGTTCAGGCATTGCGTAGATCAGGTGCAACTACGGTGAATGTTAATGAAGGTCAAAAGGGTTTTGACAATGAAATGTCGTTGGGCAAAGCATTTAAAGCAGAGCCTATCTACAAAGACTTCAACGACATGAAGTCTGCTTTCAGCCAAGTAATTTCTTCATTTAAGCAGGGCACGCCAATTGGTGATGTTGCTGGCGCAACCAAGATAATGAAGTTGCTCGATCCTGGTTCTGTTGTGCGCGAGTCTGAACTCGCCATTGCAATGCAAGCTGGCGGCAGATTAGATCGACTGCAAAATTATTTCAGTCTTTGGGCATCAGGCGAAAAACTGACACCTACACAGCGTGATGACTTCCAAGCATTGGCCAACGAGTTGTATGCAGCGGCTGGTCAGGCTTACAACCAAAAGCGTGCTGAGTATGAGAATTTCGGAAGATCGTATGGCTTCAAAAATCTTGATACCGCTTTGGGTGGGCAAGCCACTTTGCCATCAATTGTCAGAAAGCCACCGGCTGGTGCAGCAAAACAAAAAATAGGCAGACTTGTCACAGACCCCAAAACTGGTGTCACAAGGTATGTAGAGGAATAATCAATCATGGCTGACAAAATTGTTGAAGTACCAAATATTGGACCTGTTGCTTTTCCAAGC